TAGGAATGTATTAAAAGCAGCAACCGAACGCTTATCCGTCAACTCCAAACTCTCGCCCAAGTCAATGCCTCTATCATTCAAGGTCTTTAGGCCATTTATCAGATCATCGAGGTTATTAACAGGCTGTCCTAATGCCTGAGCTAGTTTTCCATTTGCGTCTGCAAGATTAAGCAAAATATTACGAGTAGCTGTTGCTGCGCTGCTGGCATCGAATCCAGCGTTTGCCAACTGACCGAGCAAAGCAAGAACTTCCTCTAGTTTGAATCCGAAAGCATTTGCCACTGGAGCAACCGTACTCATGGCGTTCTGCAAGAATGAGAAATTGAGTGCGCTCTTAGTGGTGGCTGCACTCATCTTATCAACAAACTCTGTGGTGTGCGTTGTATCTTTCTCGAACATACGCAGGGCTGCACCTGCAAGGCTTGCTGCATCGGCCAATGATGACCCAGTAGCCTGAGCGAAATTAAGAACGGCAGGAGCCATATTCTGAATCTGGTCAACGGTATAACCCAGCTTAGCCAACTCCGTCTGTAACTCGGCGACCTCCTTAGCCGTGAACACGGTAGTTGCTCCTAAGTGCTGTGCCTGCTCTGATAGCTCTTGCACACCATCTTTGGTAGTGCCGAGGATAGCCGCAAGCACGCTCAGGCTCTTTTCGTAATCACGGGCGAGTGAGATATTATCTTTGACTACGCCTGCCAATGCCATACCAGCAGCAGCGGCACCACCTAGGCCTAATGCCTTACCGCCTAATCCGCCCATCAGTCCACCAAGTAACGGATAATTACCCACATTCAACTGCATCTTTCCCGTATTGGCTTGCAGTTTCTTCATCTGTTCGTATATCTCCTTGGTGCTCTTAATTAGCTCTTGGTTCTTCTTTAGGTCGCGGTCTTTAGCCGTGAGGCCATTGATATATGCTTTATTGAGTGCGTATTGAGCTGATAGCTGCTGATAGCTAGCGTTCTTTATCTGCTGTATGGTCCTGATTTCCTCCTGCCCACGCTGCTGTATATTCTTCTGATAACGGACATATTCCTGACGTACACGATTGAGTTTAGCTATCTCCTTACCATTGGCACTCATAGCCTCATCCAATCGCTTATAGGCCTTTTCCAGCTTACCAGCCTCATCGTTACTCTGCTTGATTGTTTTTCGGCCTTGCTCCGTTGCTCCCGACACCTTACCAAGCGACTGAGCTACTTGCTCGGCCTGCTGCTTGATGGTATCGGCCATATTCTTGTATGACTCCTGCAATTCCTGCAACTGGCTTATCAGCTTCTCGATGGATTCATCGGGAGTAATCAAGTCTTGATAACGTATCGGATTCTGCTCCATATCAGTTATTCTACTATTTTATGCGTCTTAACGCGATTATTTTCGTTTTGCTTATAACTTACCCACTCAGCAGATGAAATCGCTTTAGCGGGCTTTATTTTGCGTTTTGCGGGATTTCTCGCGTAGATATTCGTATGCGTTGTAATATTCTAGCACGTTCATATCCTTTGCATCCCGTCCTGTTTCCTTGGTAATCAGCAGGCACATCGTTTCAAACTCCTTATCGTGCCGTACCTCTAACCCATCATGACCCGTGTAAACCTTTGGTTTCTGAAACAGCAGCAGCCTATCACGTAGTTCACTTACTGTTTTCTGCAGTTCCTTGGTATCGCCATCGGATATCCTTTTCAGGTTCGTCACAGTCAAATGTTTCAATATATCGTAGTACTCGCGGGTAGTGACATCATCGAATAAGTTAGGAAAATATAATCCCAGCTCCTCATCTATTTTTTTTTTCGCTGACTGAAACACCTCAGCCAGTTCCTTACGTGGTGTGCCACCAAGCAGCTCCAATACCTTTATCAAACCCTCGGGCGATAAATCATCTTGCAACTTACCATCTACCTCGGCCACCAAGCAGGCAAAGCTCAAATCCCGCACGCTCTGGCCATTCATAATCATATATACGTTCTGTCTGAGGTTATCAAGTTCCTTGGCTGCATTCTGATTATCACCTTTGCGTATGTAAGCCACCACGCGCTCTATATGGCTATCGAAGTCGGCTATGTCTGAGCCGATACCTGCATCAACCAATAGCATACGATTATAACGATGGAAACGCACAATAGGCAAGTCATCGATACTATCGTAAATCTTCACCCTATGGCCGTTCAACTCTACTTCTTTCATACCAGCATACGTGTTATTGGAGTGGTAAACATCGGAATAAAGAACAATTGGTTATCATCGAACCAGCAGGCGAGTATCAGGCATACCACCAAAGCAGCCCAGAACGACATACAGAGGTCACAGCCAAACAGCTTACTCAGGAACTTGTCCCCGTGAATCTGCATCCACTCGGCAAAGCCCCATTTCTTAACCAACAGCACGATGAAAGCAGCCATCAGCGCCACAAGTACAATCACTTCAGAATCAAAACTCATCATAACAACTATATATTATCACATTCCTCATCAATCTTTAACTCACCCTTTAATCGGAAACCAGCGTAGGGTGCCATCAAGTACTGGTTATCTACTTCATCGAGAGAATAGCCTTGAAACACATTCTCTGCCTTTTCGTATATCTTCTCAATCGTTACTGAGCCCTGCTTAATCCAACCTCTGCGGATGGTCTTTAGCACTTCTTCTTTCAACTGTTCGGTGTTCCGATCATCGTAGGTTGCTCCCACCTGACGCATATCTACCCATACTATCAGGCTGAATGGTGCTCTGACGCGATTCTGAATACCCATCTGCACGCTGACAGTCTGAGGCTCTTCTAACACGAAAAAGCAATAGTTCCCAAGCTCTGTGTTATCAGGCAATAGCTGGATATAGTTCTCCTTACCATAATAGACGTTAGGCGTGTAATAACGCATCCCGTCCTTCATCTTCACCAGTCGCTCACTACGCCCGAAGATATGGTTAAGCCAACTGATACTACCTAGTGCATCCTGCAAGCTCTGTATAACTCTATCGAACAGATAAGCCCTTGTGGGCATCTTATATATACGTGCTATTGCCATAACGTTTCTTTCATCTTTTCAATTAGTTCTCCTTTTGCTCCGAAGTCATTCCATATCACGCTCCACATCTGAGCATTCAGACCGAAGATGCCAAAGCCATACTTAGCCATAATATTAGCAGCGTAGGCCGTATCAGGCACGATGGCGAGACTATCATAGCCGAAGTTCACGTTCAGGTCATCGTGAAAAACTCCCGTAATATAGAGGTTAGGTGCATCAGGATTGCGTTGTACTGAGTAGGGATAGCTGATAGTCTGTTTCCAAGCGGCATACTGACGAGCCGAGGCAGCCTTCTTGAAATATCCCGATGGCTTAACGTCCTCAGAATAAAACGGGTGCAAGTCCTGACCATCAGAGCCTTTACCCATAAACAACTGCACACGCTGCTGCTCCACGATATGGTCTCCGTGGTTCATCAGCACGTCACGAACAAGCACACCACTCTGCATCGAGTTCTGTAATGCCTGTGCGTTCTTTAGCAGTCCTTCAATCGTCATACGTGAGTGTACTTAACAAATGTTGGTTTACAAGTCAGACAAATTCGGTCGATTCCGCGTGTGTCGAGGTCGAGTGCATCGTATGCCTCTTTCAGTTCCTTACCTAAGCCAGTGGCACGTCCCTGAGGGTTGCCGTCTACCTCATACAGCAGGTTCTCACGGCTGGCATTGGCTTGGTTGCGGTTAACCCTCACATCAGGATTCATCGCCAGTGTGCGGAGCACGTCTGCCGCCATCTGCTTCTGTAGCACGTTGGCAAAGATAGCACGCTCACGAATGATGAAATCAGTAAGGTCACAGCCTACGCTCAACTCCATATTGATACCGTAGTTATGAGTATTCGTGTAGGTGTTATCCTCGATGTCCCATAACTCAGGATATTCCGCGAAAGTCTCAAGCGCATTTACCTTGAATGGCGATACCATCATATACTTTGTAAGCGCACGCCAAGCCTCCAGGCTACCACGGTTGCAAGTGCCGCACGGCTCACGGCTCCAGTCCTTTGTCACGTTCACTGCCTCCATACCTGAGGGCAAATCTGCCTGATTGTAGACTACGTACCAAGCACCCGTATCGCCCATATAAGGCAGATAGCAGTCTTGTAACGTTTTCCACTCCATCGAACCATCACCCTTTGCCACATCAAAATCGATTACCTTGTAAGGGTCGCGCATTGATGAGTGGAATACGTAAATCGTCACTCTTCCCGTTGCACCCGTCATCTGCAATCCGATACGCTCCAGCTTGGTTGTCACTCCCATAGAATAGGCAGGAACTATCTCCATACCTACTATCCTCTGTCCATTGGCAATAGTGTTATTCAGTCTGCCTGCATCAT